TTGTTCAACGATGCATTGACGGTTGGCACCTATACGGATGCAAATTTCACGGCAAACCTGACCTACGGCACCGCAACCGGCAATCGCACCGTCAGTACAAATGCGAGCGTCACCACTGGCACAATCAACAACGCCACGCTGGGTACGACCACAGGCACTGCGGCTACCTTCACATCCTCGACCCTTGGCACCACGACCGCTACTGCGGCCAATATCACCAACGGCACTATCCAGACGCTGACCTCGTCAACGGCCACGATTACTGGCGGTACCTTCAGCGGACTTCTCAATAGTTCAACCGGCACTTTCTCGGGCGCAATCAACAGCACGCTCGGTACGATTGGAACGCTCAACAGCACCACTGGGACGATTGGTAATTTTACAACCACCCTGACAGGTGACGTAACGATCAGCACTGGTTCTGCCACGGTTGGAACCCGCGTGGCCGTATTGAATACGGCGCAGGAATACACCCGCACCCACAACTTCAATGCGACAAGCCTGACCATCTCCACCGGCACGGTCGCTTGGGATCTTTCTCAAAACCAAGTGGCTCGCCTTGAGGTTACAACCAACTCGACAATGCAGAACCCGACAAACCCGGTTGACGGCGCAACCTATATGCTGATCGTCACCCAAGGCACTGGCGGTTCAAACACCCTTTCCTTCTCCACCGCCTACAAGTTCCCAGGTGGAATCGTACCCACCCTGTCCGTTGGCTCCGCCGACGTTGACGTCCTAACATTCGTATCCAACGGCACCGTGCTTTACGGTGTTGCCAGCCAAGACTTCTCCTAAACCTTTATGCCGTGGCCGGTACATCCAACTGGCTTCTTCGGGGCTAGAGGCGATCAAGATTCCTACCGCATCGAGCGGAGTCTGCGGTTTAATCCATCTGATTCTACATATCTAGGAAGGACATTCGGAACTCCAACAGCTCAAAATACATGGACTCTTAGTTTTTGGGTGAAGAGATCGCCGTCTGGAAGCTCTCAGGATATACTTGGAATTGGTTCAACAAATCTTCAAATTTTATTTTGGACAGATGATACATTTAGCTTTTATTATGTAACAACTCATAGAATTAAAACAACTCAGGTTTTTAGAGATCCGTCTGCTTGGTATCATTTTGTTTTGGCTTGTGATTTTACAAGCTCAACAGCCTCAAACAGGATAAGGTTATATGTAAATGGATCTGAGATAACCAGCTTTTCAACAGACAATAGGGCATCGACGACATCAACGCCAGTAAATTCAAGCGGAGAGCAACACGCATTGGGCGCGGCATTAACTCCGTCAAATTTTCTTAATGGGTATTTAGCTGAAGTTTACTTTGTAGATGGCCAGCAACTTGCACCATCCAGCTTTGGCGAAACCGATGCCATCACGGGTCGGTGGAAGGCCAAGGCGTACAGCGGGACGTATGGGACGAATGGGTTCTACCTCAAGTTTGCCGACAACAGCGGAACCACCGCAACCACGCTTGGCAAGGACTCTAGCCCCAACGGCAACAACTGGACTCCCAACAACTTCTCCGTCACGGCAGGGGCTGGGAATGACAGCCTTGTGGATAGCCCGACCAACTACGGGACGGATACTGGTGTCGGCGGGGAGGTGAGGGGGAATTATGAAACATTAAATCCAATAGATAAATTCTCAGCCGTTGCGCTATCAAATGGAAATTTGGATATTTCAAATGCAACAACTTGGCGCGGTGCGAGGGGAACGATTGGAATGTCTTATGGAAAATGGTATTGGGAATTTACAAAAAATTCAACCAATACAATCATCGGGATAGGAAATTCAAACAATACGCATTTATCTGGTTTTATAGGAGAGTCAGTTGCAGGAAGTTATGGATATTCGTACACGGGAACAAAATACACATTAGGCGCAAACAATGTTTCCTACGGATCATCTTATGCGGATGGGGATGTGATTGGGAACGCATTTGATGCGGATAATGGCACTCTTGAATTTTTCAAGAACGGAACAAGTCAGGGAACTGCCTACACATCAATACCGCAAGGCACATATTTTCCGTTAATAACCCTTTTTGGAGGAGGCTCTTCCTCACTCAACTTTGGCCAACGCCCATTCGCCTACGCCTCCCCCTCTGGCTTCAAGGCTCTATGCACCACCAACCTGCCACAGCCGACCATCCAGAAGCCGAGCAAGTATATGGATGTGGTTGCCTATACCGGAACCGGCGCATCCAATTCAATCTCCAGCCTTGGTTTCAGCCCTGATTTGGTGTGGATTAAGAATAGAGGGACGACGACAAGCCATGCGATTTACGACACGACCAGAGGAACTGGATCTCAACTTTCAAGTGACACAACCGGCGATGCGGTTACAAGTTCAAGCGGGCTTACTGTGTTTGGAGCAAACGGATTTACTATTGGAACAAGCAGTTTAGTAAATACTAGCGGAACCCAATATGTTGGGTGGGCATGGGATGAAGCCCGCATATCTGGCATGGATATTGTTAGCTATACCGGGAATGGTGCAAATAGGACAATTTCTCATAATCTTGGAATTGCTCCAAATATGATTATTGTTAAGGCCGTAACCACGGCAGGCGCGGATCAAGGTTGGCCTGTATGGCACTCATCTATTTCAAATACAACCTATTTGACATTAAACACAACATCCGCAACAACAACTGGTGCTGATTACTGGAATTCAACAACGCCAACATCAAGCGTCTTTTCTCTTGGAACAAACGTTGCAGTAAACGCAAATAATGACACATATATTGCATATTTGTTTGATGAAGTTGAAGGCTTCAGCAAGTTTGGGTCATATACTGGCAACGGTTCGGCTGACGGGCCGTTTGTGTGGTGCGGTTTTAGGCCGAGGTGGATTTTATTTAAGGCATCTTCAGTTGGTGGTGTTGGGTATAATTGGGGAATTTATGATACTTCAAGAGACACATTTAATGTGTTTTCTAATGGCTTATTTCCAAATCTTGCAGATGCAGAAGTTTCTGGCGCATTTGGAGATATGCTTTCAAATGGATTTAAGTTAAGAAATTCATCCGCAGCTTGGAATAGCAGTGGCCAAACCTACATCTTCGCCGCTTTCGCCGAGTCACCCTTCAAATACGCAAGAGCCAGATAAGGAGTAACTATGTGGATCACATCCGATAACAACATCATCCGTCAACCCCAAGGCATCCGCATTGGCGATGTCAACCATCCGGCCAGCATCTTCTGGTGCTGGAGCAAGGGGCAGTTGGCCGAGATCGGGATCAAGCCCTACCATCCCGGTTCCGTGCCGAGTGGACATCGGGTTACTGGAGCGTATAATGAAGAGGTTGACGGCGAGGTTTACGAGCGGTTTAACACCGAGCCTCTGCCCGAACCAGAACCCACCCCAGAGGAGCCTGTAAATGACCCTGTCTGAAATCGCCCAATACGCAGGTGAGAAGGTCGGCAAGACCGACTCCGACACGCTGACCTTCCTCCAAAAGGCCGCCAGCCTTAACTACCGACGGGTCTGGAACTTTGCCCCTTGGCGTGAGACGGTCACATCGTCAACCTACTCAGTTGGCACCGGCCGCACGGTTACCCTTGGCTCAAATGTTGAGACACCGCTGTCTGTTGCCTATGACAAGAACGAGGTTGAGCCGATTGACTTAGCCACCATCGTCAGCCAAGACGCTGACCTGCTTGAAGAAACCCGCACTGGAGATCCGCAGTTGTATCACTTTACCGGGCGCAACACTTCCGGCATCTCCCAGCTTGACCTATACCCGCGCCTTGATACGGCTGGAACCATTGCGCTTCGCGTGGTGGAAAAGCTGAAATGCCTTACCCGAAACAATTATGTGGTGGATTTTCCGCCAAGCACGCAGGCGTTGGATGACGAACTCAAGCTTCCTCATGTCCATCATGTCGTGCTTGCCTTGACCCATGCCGATGCCTTGGAGCGTGAGCGGCAGTATGCCAAGGCCCAATCGGTTGTTCAAACCGCCAATGCCGACCTTGCCGCGATGGCCAACTATGAACTCAGCCAGGTTGGTGGCATCAAGCAAATCAGCCCGGTTCAGCTTGGCGAGCTTACCATCGAAGAAATCACCGCAGCCTAATGCCATACTACTCGGACAACCTCGACGACCTGCTGGCGTTTGACGGAATCCGCAGTTTTGCGGGTGGTCAGGCCAGCGGTCTGCAATCCGACCTTCTGGCCGAAAATCAGGTTCAGCAGTTGGTCAACATGACCCTGTCGCCCAAGGGAAGTCTTGAGACTCGCCGTGGCGTGACAAGCTTCAGCACCACGGCAACAAGTCAGGAAGGCTCAATTGGCGGGATGCGTTATTACGACACGGCGGCCATCGAGAGGCTTGTCTCGGTTACGCAGGGAAGGCTTTACACCATCGACTCAAACGGAAATGCCGACCTGCATCCGGCTGATGAAATATGGAACAGCTTCACAGGTGCAACACGCACATGGAATAATGAGAACCAGCAGTGGGCTGACGGATTTTCAACCGATTATGATGTCAAGGTCAGCATGGCCCAGTTTAATGACAAGATGTACATGGCTGATTCCGATGGTCCGCTTTATTATTACGATGGCGTTATTGCCACACGGCAGGCTGGGAAGGTCAGGGCAATCACAGTCTCCACCGGCGGAACCGGCTACACAAGCGCAACCGCCATTGTTACCGGGCCAGATTGGGGTGGACAACTTCCCACGCTTGTTACCACGGTGGCAGGCGGAGCAGTTACCGGAGTAATCGTGGTGGACGGAGGATCTGGTTACTCAACCGCGCCGACCGTCACGATCATTGGTGACGGGGTTGGTGCCACGGCCACGGCAACCGTCAGCCCTCCTCCCCTCAATCTGCGTCTTTTGATTAACACAGGCAACCGCCTGTTTGCGGTTGGATCTGGATCGGCAAGAAACACTCTCTATGCGTCCGACATTCTTGACGCATCCATCTGGGATTCGGCCAACAGCATCGTGGTCAACGCCGATGACGGCGATGAAATCATCTCCATTGTTCCGTATTACCAGAACCGAATCATCGTATTCAAAAAACGGCGCATATTCCAGATCACCATCCCGCCGGACATGAACACGGCGGCGGATTGGGTGGTCGAGCTTATTTCCAACAATACAGGTTGCGTGGCCGAAGGTTCTGCCGTGCAGGTAAGTTCCGACATCTTCTTTCTTTCCGACGATGGAATCCGCTCGCTGGTCAGGTCTGCCGCCGACGACTTCACATCCGTTGGACTACCTATTTCCGAGGTTATCAAGGATGTCATTCAGGAAATCAACACCGCCGAGATTGGCATCAGCACGGCTGCCTTTTACGACAACAGGTACTTCCTTGCCGTGCCAACAGGTTCCAATGACTTCAATGACACGCTCATTGTTTACAATACCGTGCTGGGTGCGTTTGAGGGCACCTGGACACCAAATGTCATGCAGTTTGCCCTTACCAACTTCCAAGATGAGGGATTGCGGTTGATGAAGAAATCGACCACAGGGCAGATCCAGAAGTACAGCGGGTACAAGACACCTGCCCAGGTAACCACGGCCGACTACCAGGATGCGGGCGTTGACTATGAATCCTATGTGCGTACCAAAGACTTCAACTTTGGCGACCCATTTGCAGAGAAGCATGGAAGTCATTTTGAGGTTGTTTTTGACGATTCATTTTCAACCGATGCCACCATCTCCATTCAGCGTGACACCGATGTTGGGGATATTGACGTTCAGCCCAACCTAAACATTTCAAGCGCGGTATTGACCCTGCCGTTTGTCTTGCCAGCCCAGTTGCCATCATCTGTAAAGAAAAGGATTGCCAGCGACCTTCGGGCATACGAAAAATGGAGGTTGTTGAACATCAAGATTACCAGCACGGCGAACAAGATGGCCATCCGCCAGATCACGGCTGCCGCCAACCCGGACACCATCGAGGTGCAAAAGACCCTGTGACGGCGGTTGAATATATCGAGGCTTCCGGCGTGCCTGAGTCCATGTGGCCCAATTTCAGGGAGTGGTTTAACTGGCACCAGGAGCGGGGTCTAGTCGGGGTAGCCAAGGATGGCGACCAGGTGGCTGGCGTGGCCATTGCAAGGTGTCTTGACCTTGGACAAGAGGCTGACCATTATGCACATAACGAGGATGGTGACAGGGTGTTCGTGGACTTGACCGTGACCTCGATTGATGGTAAAAGTAACACCTTGAGTCGCAAGGCTCTGAAGTGCCTGCTGTCGATCCTTTGGGATCGTTTTGGTCCGCGCAGGAGGATCACGTTTAAGCGCAACGGCGTATATAAGGAGTACGACTACTACAATTTTATGCGAAAGGCTATGAACTAACATGGGAGGCGGACCATCCATTCCGGCACCTCCTCCCCCGCCAGATCCCCTAAAGGCGGCGCAGGCAAATGCCCTATTTTATCGTTCTTCGCTGGAGACCTATGTTGAAAAGGCTCCTGACATTGCGGCCTTGGAAAATGCCCTTCGGATCAAGTATATGCCCGAACAGCGTCAACTGGAACGCCAGTTGTCTGCGGCTGACCAGCTTGCCCAGGTTCAGACCGGCCTGCAACTTGAGCGTCAATATGGAGGTCAACGTACCCTGGAAGGTTTACGTCGCCAGTATGAATATAGCCCGCAGGCTTTTGCCCTTAACCGTGCGCTTGGAGATCAGATGACCCGCCAGTTTGAACGTACCTACGGCGTAAGCCCTTACGGCTCGGTAGAGCCACAGGTTGCCTTTGGCGGCGGTGTTGGCCCTGTCAATTACACGGCTGGAATCACCCAGCCGATTGCCGCACCTGCGTACACGACCGATGTTGCCGATGTTCTGGCAAGAAACATTGAGGCCCAGAAAAAGACGACTGAAAAATTTAGGGCTGGAGAAATCTGATGTTTTTAGGACTTGCACCTCAAGAGCGCGAAGCACGCCTTATCTTAAACAGGGTTATGGGAGTAGGCGGACGCATGAACGCCTTCTTTGCTGGCAGTGTGCGGGAACGTGATACTTCGATTTCGCGCCAGACAAGATACCGCGTCAACGAGGCTGGCGAAGTTGAGGAGTTACCGGGATTTAGCTTAAATATTACTGCCGAAATGAAGAGAAAGGCTAATTACGGTAATGCAATAAAAAGCGCAAACGAACAGGCAAAAGCATTTGACGCAAAGGTTAAAGATTACGAATTCACAAAAGTATCTGACGCCATCAATGCCGCATCCAAAAAGACCAAGCAATCCGTTGCCGATCTTGAGAAGCAATATAAAGATCAACTCTCCCAAAACATGACATACAACACCCTGGCCGAACAGATTGCTGGGATCACCGGCGGGGTCAGGTCGCCAGCCAACATCGGCGCATTTAATCAGGCCGTGGCCGCCCTTGGCGGTGACAGGAACTACGCCGCCAGCGATCTTGGCACCCGGCTGAACTTTCAGGTCTCCGACCAGCAGATTGTCGATGACTACAATAACACCCGCCTAAACCGCCTCAACATGATTGCCGAGGATGGCGCGGCGCAGATTGCCGGAATTCAAAGCCGTCTTCAGGCAGCCAACCAACTTCTTGCCGGTCTCCCGGCTGGCGATCCACGCCGTACTTCGGCGCAGGTTTCCATTGACCAGTTGACCTCCGACCTTGCCAGCGTGCAGGGTGCGGTAACCAAGGCCAACGATCAGATCAAGAACTACAAGCCCGTCACGCCAGACTCCCCCGAAGGCTTGCGTGAAATCACCTCCTTCCGTGAGTTTGTCAAACTGCCCGAGGAGCGTGCCTCCGACCAGCTTCGCCAGATTGACCCACAGGCTTACGAAACCGCAAAGGGTCTTGGCCAGCAGTACCGCAATCTCGTCACACAGGAATTGCCTGCAACCACCACTCCGCAGACCGAACAACTTCGCCAGACCATCGAGCAGGAAGCACTCAACCAGCTTCGCCTTGGCTCGACCTTGGGAGCCGAGGAACGGCGTGGCTACGAACAGGCCATCCGTGCCGCCCAGACCGCCCGTGGAAACATCTTCGGTCTTGGACCGGCAGTGCAGGAAGCCGCGCAACTTGGTGCGGCTGGCGAGCAGCGCAAGCTTGCCAGGTATGGTGCCGCCCAGCAGTTCCTTGCATCCGGCGAGACAACTGGAGCCGCCGCCGCACGTGACCTCGCGCTTCGCGAGGGGCTGACCCAGCAACGCCTCGGCGCGGCTTCCGGCTTTCTGGCCGGTGGTCCGTCCTTGGCCAATCTAGCCCAGCAACGCCTCGGCCAGCAGAACCTGGCCGCACAGCAATACATTCAGGCCAACCAAGCGTTGCCGGGACAATTCCAGACTCAGGGTATGCCACAGCAGTTTTATCAAACTGCCAACCCTGCAATTCCTGTTCAATTGGCCAGCAATGCGGCGAATGTTTATGGTACGATGGCCGACTATCAGGCTAAAACATATGGGGCGCAGGTGGGTGCGATTGCACAATCCTACAGAAGCCCAGGACAGGAGTTTGCCGCATTTGCTGGTGGCGGTGCTGACATACTTGGCAAGGTTGCTCCATTTGGCCTTATTTGCTGGGTTGCCAGAGAGGTTTATGGTGCTGAAAATCCAAAATGGATGAGATTTAGAGAATGGATTCTTACAAAAGCGTCCGATAATCTTAGGAATTATTACATCAAGCATGGAGAAAAAATTGCGGAATCAATTCGCAACAAGCCGAAAATAAAGGCAATCATCCGCAGGTGGATGGACTCGAAAATACTTGAACTTGGAGGTGCATAATGGCACAAGGCAGACCATTGTTTCCGTTGCCATGGCAACAAAAGATATACGAACAGGAGGATCGCCAGAGGGCTTTGGATGAACGGGTAAGGGAATTACAGGCAAAAAGCCTTGAGGCAAGCCTATTGAAGGAAGACCCAGAGGCAAGGGCAAGGGCGATTGATGCGGAGCTTATGGCTATGGAATCTCCACAGGCAAGTATTGGGCGAAAGGCCGCTGCCTATGCAAGACTTGGAGAACTTGGCGGAACAAGGCAAGTTGAGGGTCTTGGTCAGGTTCCAACTGTAATTCCAGAAGACCAGGTAAATGAAATTCTTGGTCGCAGGACTCAGATGAGCGCGCAAAGGCTTGCAGCGGTCAACCAACAAATTGACCAAGCCAAGCAAAATGGCGACATGTACACGGCCTCAGCGCTTGAGGCAGTGCGTGATATTCAATTTAAGAACGTAAAAGACAACTTCAAAAAGCTTCCAATCAAGCAGGCAGAAGAGCTTGTGGAATATAAGAATCTTGTTGATCTTGGAACCAAGGCCGTTGAGAAGGCAAAACCAAATCTCTACGGAATAATTGATGCCCCGATTCAGGCAGGTCTTGCGGCCATCGGAAAAAGCCCGAGCTTCACAGAGATGAATCAAGCATTTTCTGGCGTAAGGAATCAGATCCTAAAGGCAAGGGCTGGCGCGGCCGTAACTCCATCCGAGGCCGAAAGATTTTTACAGGAAATTGGTAATCCATATTCAGGGGATTTTGGTCAAAGACTTGAAACATTTACAGCCCAGCGAAGGAAGGAGTACCTAGACAAACTTCAGGCATATCAAGAAGCTGGCTTTGAGATTCCAAAATCATTGCAAATCGGAGTATCAGAAGATGCCACGCAGGGCGCGCCAGGGCAGCCATCAACTGGCGGGGTAATTGGAAAATACATTATTGATCCAACAACGGGTCGTGGAATACGGGCTAAATAATGGCTTTTATTGAAATTGAGGGAATTGGCAAAATCGAGGTTCCAGATGGTCTTCAAGAAGACCAGCAGGACCAGATTGTCCAACAGGTAATTCAAGACTATTCTGAGGCCAGGCAAGCCGTATCTCCGGCTGATACTGGGGAATATATTGGAAGGCAGGCTGGTCTTGCAACAAGGGCAATTACAAGCCCAACAACGCTTGGTGCATTGGCGGGTGCTGGAATTGGATCAATGATTGGCGGGGTTGGGGCAGTCCCAGGTGCGGCAGCCGGGGCAACAGCGGGTTTTCTTACGGATATTGGGTCAAGAATTTATTCATCCCTGACCGGACAGGGAAAACCCCTTAACGATATTCTTGAGGAAATCAAGACGGATATAGGTCTCCCGAGGCCGGCCACAGCCAGGGAACGCATGGCCGAACGGGTCATCGAGACGAGTACTGGAATGATTGGTCCAGCCAGTGTGGGGAAACTTGCCGAAAAGGCCGTTTCTCCGGTTATCCGTGGAATTGGAAAAACTCTTACAGAGAGACCTGCAATGCAGGCCATTTCCGGTATAACGAGCGGAGTGGCATCTTCGCTTGCCGAGGAAGCTGGCGCAGGTCCGGTTGGGCAGACGGTTGCCGGTATTGCAGGCGGATTGGCTCCGGCCATTGCCCCAGCTTCGGGGGTTGCGGCAAGACAGATTGGAAGGGCTGGAGCAACTCCAGATGAAATTAGGAGGAATATAGAGACATTTGCCGCGGCCGGAACAACGCCATCCGCAGGTCAGGCAACCGGCAAAACATTGATTCAGGGTCTGGAAAGTTCGGTAGGCAGAATACCTGGATCTATTGGGGTAATGAGGGAAAAAGCCATCAGACAACAGCAGGAAATTGGGAAGCGTGTAGAGGAAATGGCTGGAAAGCTTTCAACAGTCAAAGAGCCTACCGTTGCTGGTGCCGGAATACAAAGAGGGGTTCAGGATGTGTTTCTGCCAAGGGCAAGGGCGATTGAATCAGGTCTTTACAACAGACTTGATGAGGCAATTCCAAAGTTTAAGCCGGTAAAGGCAAAGAACACATACGCCGTTCTTGAGGAATTATCCAGACCCATTGAGGGTGCGCCAGCCTTGTCTAGAAATCAGCTTATTATCAGCCAAGAGATAGCCAATCTTAAAAGAGACCTTGAATCAGATCTTCTCAACGCACAAGGGGATATACCATTTTCAGCCCTAAAGGGGTTAAGGTCAAGCATCGGTGAAAAGCTTTCTTCGGTTAATCTGCTGTCAAACGTGCCCCAGGGTGTTTACAAAAGAATTTATGGAGCACTTTCGGAAGACTTAAAAGAAGCGGCCAAGGAATCCGGTGCCGATGCAATTACGGCATTGAGCCGTGCAAACAAATATACAAAGGCATTGCATGGTAGGGCTGAAAAACTTCAGGGCTTTATAGACAAAAATGAGCCTGAAAAGATTTACCGGGCGGCTTTTGAGGGAAGCGAGCTTGGCGCAACAAGGCTCCGGGCAATCATGCAAAGCATACCAAAACCGGAGCAGAAGGCTGTTGCTTCGGCATATATCGCCAAGATGGGCAAGGCACTCCCAGGGCAACAGGACGAGCTTGGGGATGTGTTTAGCTCCGAAAGATTTCTTACAAACTGGAATAGGCTGAGTCCCGATGCCAAGAAAATACTTTTTGACAGGTTTGGCACTGATTACAGGAAGAATCTCGACAAGATTGCTCAGACCGCTTCCAAGATACGCGAGGGTTCTAGGGTTCTGGCAAATCCATCTGGAACGGCTGCGGCAGGTATTACGCCTGCTTCGCTTGCGGTCATTGCAACTGCTATTACCGGAGGCCAGTACATGCTTCTGACCGGATTGCTTTCAGCTTCCGCAATTTCAAGGGCATCGGCAAAAGCCTTTACAAACCCAAGATACGTTAAATGGCTTGCTGAAAATTCAAAAATACCAATGGATGCAATACCGGGTGCAATTGCCAATCTTAATGCAATCGCAAAGGATGAAAATGATCCGGATTTGGCTGAAATTGCCGCAATGCTTCAGAGGGAAGAGATGGTCAGAGGACTTGGCAAATAATGGCTAAGTTTGACATATCGGGATCTGTTGGAAGGAGTGCTGGATTTGGGCAAATTGAAGATAGGGTAAGGGATGTTGCGGTAAGAAAACAAATTGAGCCATCGGCTCCAAGCAAAAGGATGGAAATACAGCAGGAAATATCTCCCATGAAAACAGAACAATATCAAAATGAACTTGACCCGCTTTTGCCAGCTGCCCTGCAAACCGTAAACCTTGAGGCAAGGCGAGATAAGCTTGGCAATGTCGCCGTCTATAAGCTTCCATCCGGAGATATGGGTGGAACTTATGAAGTTGCTGGGATTAACGATAGATATCATCCTGGCGAGGCAAGAAGGCTTGCTGGGTTGCCACCAGAACAACGCGAAATCGAAGCCGCAAAATACATAAGAAAATATACGGCTCCAATTGTTGACAAGATGCCTGATGAAATGAAGGCATTTGTTCAGGATATGGCTTTTAATCGTGGTGCAGGTGGTGCGACAAAATACATCCAGCAGGGATTAAATGACCTTGGAATCAGTGTGGCCGTGGACGGAAGGCTTGGACCACAAACCCTTAAAGCCATTCAAGAAGTTCAGCCTAGGTCGCTTATGCAGGCGGCAAGCAACGCCCAGCTTAAGGACGAGTACGCAAGAGCGCAATCCAATCCTGAAAGACGCAAGTTTTTGCAGGGTCTTGAAAACAGGATTAGAAACAGATTTTCCCTGTTCGGGATGGCAGGATAGCTATGGTTTAGACAAGAAAAATCCAGTTTTATAGCTTATACCATTGCCGCCAAAATACGCATCCCCAGCATTTACAATAATGTCGTTATTTGAAACAAACGCACTTCCGGCCTTAACGACTGTCTCATTATCCTCGCTGATATATGTGCTTCCAGCCTTGGTGGCAATTCCGCAAGAGGACACATAAGCACTTCCGGCCCTTGTGATAATGTCGTGACTTCCAACATAAGTGCTTCCAACCCTCACAAAATCACCATTTCCGCCATAAACTGCGGCCACATAATCATCAAGGTCATCTGCCCTCACCCCTGCCACCAGTAGAGCCATCAAAATTAGTGTTGCTTTCATTTAAGTAAAAAGTAGGGTACCCGCGCCAAGGTTGTCAACCATGAAATTAAGCAACCGCCAAATAGGAGCCGTAGGGGTGGCCAGGGTGGCTGGAGCCTTGTTCCGCAACGGGTATTCGGTGTTGACCCCGATGGAGGACTTTGTGGGCTACGACCTGGTGGCCGAAAAGAACGGAAAATTCAACCGAATCCAGATCAAGACAACGACCAAGCCGGAGGGCGACAAACTTTATTACCGCTTTATGACCAGCGCGGGGTGCGATGGAAAATCCAAATACACCAAGGAAAAGGTTGACTACATTGTGTGCTGGTCGATGGACGAGGACTTGTTCTGGGTGTTGAGACCGTCCGACTGCAAGGGACCGACAAAGAAGCTTTACCCAAAGACAGGGTCATCATGGCGAATCTTAAGCGATCTTTAAGCCCCAAAGAAGCGTGGCGGATCTTCGAGAAGTATATACAAAATGTATATACCATTGAGGAGGCCGCCGATTGGCTACGCAAACATCCGCAGGTGGCCAAAAAGATGACGGGTGCCGGGTTGTTGGGCTGTTTTGAGGAAGACATAAAAGCCAGAAAATAAGTATTGACGCACATGGGCATGGCCCCACAATCGGGTCATGTATCTGCCCGGTGACCACAAGATCCTGCTCTCCAGCATGGATGCCTACTCTCAAAAGATACTGCTTGGAATGGTGCTGGGCGCGGCTTGTTGCGAAGGAAACAATTCTACATTTACGGTCACGCAGAGAGCGATGGCCGAGTTTTCCAAGAAGTGCGAAAAAGCCAGACCCGTCTTAGCATTACAGGGGTCGCTTGACAGCGATGTTACCATCGAGCTTTTATGGCAATAAATTCACGCAGAAAAGGCGCGGCGGGCGAACGGGAGTTTGCGTCATACCTCCGCGAACAGGGATGGCAGAAAGCGCGGCGCACCCAGCAGTATGCAGGTGACCCGGAAGGCGGATCGGGAGATGTCGTCTGTGCGAACTTCCCATTCCACTGCGAGGTTAAACGATGCCAGCAGATCAAGCCTGAACAATGGATGGCACAGGCCAAGGGCGATGCGCCCGAGGGGAAGATCCCGGCGGTGTTCTTTCGGCGCAACGGTGAGAAGAAGTGGCTGGCCATCGTCGAGGCCGATGACTTATGCGAGATCGCCCGCCACATAGCTCCTCCAAACTTTACCATTGACGTTGTCCACACTGCTCCTGTAGCAACAACCGTAGCCCAAGGATTTGTGATGCCTTCAACCCCAATAAACCCAAACAAAATACACTGAAAGGAAACATAATAACATGGCACTAACACTCAGCGAAACCAGCAAGAACACGGAACGCCAGTTGCCCGAAGCCGGAGCAACCACAGGCGTTCTTTTCAGCCTAGTCGATCTCGGAACCCAGAAGGTTACCTGGGACGGCGAGG